AGCTAATTTTACTTTTATTAGCTCATCAAATACAGTTATCCTAACAGGGTCAATATCAACAGGACTATCTACATCAGCATCAGGATCGTACTCACATGCAGAAGGTTACTTTACAGTAGCTTCTGGTGACTATTCACATGCAGAAGGATATCAAACAAGTGCATCTTTTTGGGGAACACATGCAGAGGGTAATAATACTAAAGCTTCTGGATACTACGCTCATGCTGAAGGAGATAAAACAGTAGCATCAGGAGATGGTTCACACTCGGAAGGAAATGCAACAACAGCATCAGGATTATATTCTCATGCAGAAGGTGTCTATACAAAAGCACAAGGAACAGGATCTCATGCAGAAGGCCTATATACAAGAGCTCAAGGAAACTATTCACATGCAGAAGGCCGTTTTACAACTTCATCAGCAGATTACTCACATGCAGAAGGTTACCAGACAATAACATCTAATCAGTATTCTCACGCTGAAGGTCAGCAGACTTTAACATTAGGAGCTTATTCACATGCAGAAGGACAGTATACTACATCCTCACAACAAGCTTCTCATGCAGAAGGTTATAACACAAACGCAAACGGAATGTGGTCTCATGCAGAAGGATCTAGTACAACTACTTCAGAGATGTTTGCACATGCAGAAGGTAACTATACAGTAGCATCAGGAAATAGCTCACATGCAGAAGGTAATGGTGCACAAGCATCAGGACCATATGCACATGCCGAAGGACAGTCTACAATAGCATCAAATTGGACATCACATGCAGAGGGATGGTACGCACAAGCATTAGGAACAGGTTCACATGCAGAAGGATACTATACAGTAGCATCAGGTTCATACTCACATGCAGAAGGATCTCATACGATAACATCAGGTTCGTATTCACATGCAGAAGGATCGTACACACAAGCAGTAGGAATAGGTTCACATGCAGAAGGAGAAGGTACAATAGCATCAGGAGCCGTATCACATGCAGAAGGAGAAGGTACAATAGCATCAGGACCCTACTCACACGCAGAAGGTGATAGTGCAACAGCATTAGGTGCTAGTTCACATGCAGAAGGATCTGCTACTATATCTGTAGGGGAAAGTTCACACGCAGAAGGTAATGGCGCTGCAACAGGTACAAAGAAAGCTTACCTTGCAGGAGTATCTGCAGGCTTAGTTACTCTACTAAGTAGTTATGGTAATATAACGTCAAGGTTTGTTATAGGAGATACGATGTTATTAGATGATGGGGATTATGATAGTAATTACCAGAAACAATACTTTATAGTTCAATCTTCAACTTGGAATGGTACTAATACTTTAGTACAGCTTACTGATTCAACAGTTGTGACGTCAACTGCAGTTGTAGGGAGTATAACCAATGGAGTAAATACCTGGAATGGAAACCAGATTTATGGTGGATATACTTCACACGCAGAAGGGCTATTCGCAATAGCATTAGGACTATATGCACATGCAGAAGGAAGTTATACAGTAGCTGTAGGAGACGTCTCGCATACGGAAGGAGATAATACAATAGCAGTTGGCCAATACTCACATGCAGAAGGAGCACGTACACAGGCAATAGGAAATTTCTCACATGCAGAAGGGTTCTATACTGTAACATCAGGCTCGTATCAACACGTACAGGGTCAATATAATATATCTTCATCAGCCCAGTCTGCTTTTATTCATGGAAACGGAACTTCAGATAGTACTAGATCAAATCTAATATTTGCATCAGGTTCTCAATTTCAAGTATCAGGATCTCTTTTAGTAACAGGGTCAAATACATTAGTAGGAACTAAAACCATAACAGGTTCAGTTTTTATAACAGGTTCAAAAACTATAATAGGAAATAATACTATAACAGGTTCATTGAACGTATCAGGATCAACTACTCTTAAAGACCTTTTAATACTTGTTTCAAGATCAACAACACCTGCAGCAGGAACAGCAGCAACAGGTAGTATTATGCTATCAGGAAGCTCAGGAGCAAACTTAAATTTATATGTATATACTGGAGGAACTACAGCAGCAGGAAATGGATGGGGAAAGATAACAATAACATAATATACTGTAAAAATGAAAGTAACTTGGAAAATACTTGATACTAAGAGACAGACCTTAGATGGAGTTATCATAGAGGTGACTTACTTATGTGAAGCGAGATTAGAGCAAAATATAGAGAAGACAATGTCAAGAATAGCTCTTACAGGAGATCCGACATTACCTAACTTTATACCTTTTTCAAATCTAACAGAAGAGGTTATTATAGAGTGGGTTAAGCTTACTTTAGGACAAGAACAAGTAAGTAGTATTGAAACTAGTGTTAAGACTTCTATACTAGCTCAAAAAGCAGCGAAAGATGCTTTAACTATAGAAAACGGCCTTCCTTGGAGATAGTAAAATAAAAAAATAAAAAAATGTGGTTGTATCAAAATAAACAAATAAACGAACTTGTAGATATGCCCGAAAACACTTTCGGGTTTATCTATGAAGTAACACATCTTCCAAGTGGTAAAAAATACCTAGGAAGAAAACAACTAATCTCAGTTACAAAAAAAGCTTTAGGTAAAAAAGAACTAGCTCTTATTGTAGATAAAAGAGCTTCTAAAAAGAAGACTGTAATAAAAGAGACAGATTGGAAAACCTATTACGGTTCTCATCCAGAAATAAAACAAATGATAAAAGAAGGTAAAGCGTTGGAATTTACAAGAGAAATTCTTATCTTTGTATCAACTAAAAAACAATTAACCTATTATGAGGACAAATATCTTTATATGAAAGGGGTAATCGAACCAGGCTCTGTTTATATAAATGACTCAATCAGTGGAAGGTTTTTTAGAAAGGACCTGCTATAAGTAACGTTTTCGGAAAGTTCTTACTATTTATATAAAAGAAAGATAGCATGAACATTGTGGAATTACAAACAGTAGATGGTTGTGGAATTTATAAAATACAATCACCATCGGGTAAGTTGTATATAGGACAGTCAAAGAACCTTAAGCAAAGGTATAGACATCACTTAAGGTTTAGTAATACAAGTACAAAATTAGGTAGATCTTATTTAAAGTACGGAAAAGAAAACCATACATTTACAGTAGTAGAGTATTGCACCATAATAGAACTTTCAGAAAAAGAGCTGCACTACATAAACTACTATAATAGCAGAGAAGAAGGACTTAACACATTGGATAGGAGCTATACATACTTGCACACTGAGAGTGTCAATAAAAAAATAAAAGAAGGAGTAATTAAATCATGGACCCCAGAAAGACGAGAGAGTCAGGCAAAAGTCATGATTGAAAATTGGGAAAAAGGAAGATATATTAATAGAGACAACTCTATACGGAAACCCAATCCAATGTATTCTTGTAGAAGAGCAGATACCTTAGAGCTAATAATAGTCCCTTTGGAGGAGTTTAAAAATAACAGACACCTATATGTAGGAAACTCAGCTAACAAAAAACAACCTTCAAAACAAAAAAAGGTACTAGATGTACAATCAGGAACTATTTATGAAGGAGTAGTAGAGTGTATGCGTTTATTAGAAATATGCAATAGTGCTTTTTACAGAAAAATAAAACAAGGAGATTTACAGTATATCTTATGATAAAACTACTTAACCTATTAGTTGACACAACACCTGGTTTAAACTACCATTTAAAGCACGAACTACCTATATCAGAGAATATCTACCGTTATTCCTCTACTGCCTTTATACAATTATTCTCTGAAGCAAGATCATTGCACAGAAACGGTGATTTACAGCTATGTAACGAAGATATAGCTCTATTGGAAGATACTGATATAGGAATCTACGGACTTTATGAAGGAAAAGAAGTTCCTTTAGATCTACCTATGTTATATGAAGCTGAATATCACGGAGAGAAAGTTGAACTAGGGAAACCTAAACGTGGAGGAAGTAAAAAATTCTACGTTTATGTAATGGACCCTAAATCAAAAAAAGTAAAAAAAGTACAGTTTGGCGATACAACAGGACTATCAGTTAAGATAGATGATCCAAAGGCAAGACACTCTTTTGCAGCTAGACATAAATGTGCTCAAGAAAAAAATAAACTATCTCCGAACTACTGGGGATGTCACATTGGAAGGTATGCTAAGTCCTTAGGAATGAAGAGGAATTTTTCGGGGTATTGGTAGTTAATGGAAATTAGCAGCTATTTATACTAAAGAAGTAGTATGCAAATATATAAAATTACAAATAAGATAAACGGGAAGATTTATATAGGGAAGGATGAACGAAGCAGAGCTCAGTACTACGGTTCGGGACTTCTGATAGGAAGAGCTATTGCTCTCTATGGAAAACAATTTTTTATTAAGGACATTATAGAAGAGGTTGAAAATAGGGAGGAATTATGTAACCGAGAAATTTACTGGATAACCTATTACCGTAGTACGGACAGACAAGTAGGGTATAATATAACAAAAGGAGGAGATGGAGGAGATACGTTAACAGATCATCCAGATCTTATTAATATACGTAAAAAAATCTCGAAAAAGACAGTTGATAGAGTCTTTACTGAGCAACACCTTAGTAACTTAAAAAGAAAACATCCGAGACTTAAGCTAAAGGATAAAAATATGGACTATGATAAGTGGCTATCAAATATAAGAGAAGCTCATAGTAGGAGAAAAGGTAAGATATTAGAGGAAATTGTAGGTAGAGATAAGGCAGCTTTAATTAAGGATCATCTTAAGAAAAAGCGATCTGAGAGATCTTTAGATTTTAATAAACCAGTAGAGCAGTACGATAAACAGGGAACTCTAATGAACAGGTACGATAGCCAACAGCAAGCATCAGAAAAGACAGGAGTTAGACAGGGAGATATCTCAAATTGTATAACTGGTAGACAGAAGACAGCAAAAGGATATATATGGAAGTTGTGCATAGACTCTAAATAAATTTCTCTGGATATTGGTAATATTTATATAAAAGTTAATAAATGAAAACATTAAGCAAACAATTACACTCTATTAAAGAAATACAATCAGCACAACAGACTGATATAATGTTTCCTAATAAACTAAATCCTGAAGTAGTTAATCTACTTAATCAGAGACTGGGTGATGAGTATACAGCTCATTACTTCTACAGAAATGCATCAAACTGGTGTTTTGATAAAGCCTACATGAATGCAGGAGCATTTTTTGAAGCTGAAGCAGCAAGTGAACTTACTCATGCTGAAAAACTTCAAAGCTATATGGTAGGATGGAACGTAACTCCTTTTATCCCACCAGTTAAAATGATACCTTCCTTTACAACTCTTATTGATATTGTAAATAAAGCCTATGCAATGGAGTATAATCTATTCTCGGCATATAACAGCAATTCATCAGAGGTATTCAACATATGTTTAGCTACTTTTGATTTCTTACAGGAATTAAGAGTTATACAGAGAACTGCTATTGCAGAATATTCTGATCTACTAAACGCAGCACAGTTAGTAAACGTATCAAATAACTTCGAAGTACTGTACTATGAAGGAAAGTACTTTAAGGGATAGACCTTATCAAGAACTAAAAACTTTCGATACTATCCTCAGAAAATTCAAAGAGGATTTAAGTGAAGATGAGTTAGTATGGCATAGAGATAGGAGAGATCGTAAGATAGAAATAATAGGCTTAACAAACTGGATGGTTCAACTAGAGAATGAAATACCTCAAAAGCTTCAAGAAACTATCTTTATTCCAAAAAATACTTATCACCGTCTGATAAAAGGAGCAGGTGATTTAGATTTGAGGATATTAGAATTTTAACATCTATTTATATAGAAATATAAGCATGAAGAAATCAGAACTAGTAAAGATAATAAGAGAAGCAGTTGCAACTCAATCTAAACTATCAGGAGACGTAGCAGCAGCCGAAAAAGCAATTGATAGTAATTCTACTGTAAGTAGGTCTTTATTAAAAATTAATAATGCTACAGAGTTCATGCAAGAATTTCAACAATGGGTTCAAGACCTAGGCATTAGTTCGTCAGATACTAAAGTTCAAGGAAAGACACCAGTAACAAAAGGAACTTTAATATCAGCTGTCAATAAAGCATTAACAGACTTAAACTGGAAATAACCTCTATAAAATTATAATGAAAAAAACAAATATACGAAGCATTCTTAAAGAGGTAGTAACTTCTACACCAATAGAAGAGGTAACAGACTTTAATACAGGAGTTCGAATTAAAGAACTAGAATCTTTTCTATCAAAATGGTTGGTACCTGTTTTAGAAAAGGGTGTTGGAAGAGATTTAATTAAAGTAGGATTTAAGGATATGCTCGTTAAAGAGATTAACGGTAGGTTAAACTCTCAAGAAGTAGACGAATCAGCTTTATCTCCAGGATATCTTACAAACATATATTCAGATGATCAGAGATTAGAAGCTACAGTATATAAGGATGGAGTGGTCTCAATTACCGTAAGAGATGATAAAGGTAATATGAAAAAAAGTACAGCAGCTGTACCGTTAGCTCAGCTACAGGATTCTATTGAAAAACTTGGAACAGGGCTAGATACTGTAAAGGTTAACAACTTTGTAGAGAAGGTAATGAATAACGAAAAAGTAAAGTCAATTATAAATGTCTAAACTACTAGATATAGTAAAGGAATTTATTGATCAACAACTATCAACTAAGAACGTAGGTTACCATGTAGGAGGTATTAAAACTCCTTCCGAATCTCTTAAGACCAGAGGATGGTTCTTTGGTAATAAAATCGGGTATATGGGTACAGGGTTCTACTTCTTCGGTAAGATAGAAGATGCTCGAGACCTGCAAAAAAAGCTTAAAGGGCCTTTATATGAAATCAACTTAGATTCCTACAACCTATATAAACCAAGTAACTCTACGTTATTCTACGAAGATATAAAACAAATAACTCAACTACTAGGTAATGTAGATCCAAAAACACTCGATACTCCAGGACTCCAAGATAGTTTAACTGAGATAGCAGATATCTTTATTCAAGAACACGGAATAAGCATACCTCAAGATAAGTTACTAAACATACTTAAAGGCTTTATAGAGGATGTACTTAATAAAACAGAAGGACCTCTGTTAACAAATAGGTTACTAGAACCACTTGGATATCAAGGAGTCGATAACAGAGGTAATGATAAACTAGATCATTATGGAGTAGGTTCTTTATTATTTAAGTTAGATCCAAGCACAGTAAAGCAAATATAATAGTAATGGCAAAAGTATCACATACGTCTCCTCAGAAGACAAGGACAACTAAAAGTAGAAAATCTTTATTAAAGATATCTAAATTAGTAAAACAAAACGAACTACTACTTAAAAAGTTCAAATAAATTAGAAGAAGGCTTGTTTATTCAAGTCTTTTTTATTATATTAGGTCTATAAAAAGTTATGTATGAGTAGTCCTATCCTATTAGGTTTTATCGAGAATGTCTTAGGAAAATCCCATAAAAGAGCGAGAGAGAACTACGCTTTCCTATGTCCTAAGTGTAATCACCGTAAACCAAAACTAGAAATTAATATAGCCACTAACGAAAAGGGACATAACCCTTTCGAATGCTGGGTATGTGGATTTAAAGGACTAACTATTAAGTCACTACTTAAGCAGTTACAAGTTCCACTGGAGCAAGCTCAAGAGATACTTAGATACGTTAGAAAAGGAGAGGAGATTGGATATGCACCAACAGTATCTGTTGAATTACCTAAAGAATTTAAACCTCTATATGAAGCATCTTCTACTTCTGTAATAGCTATTAAAGTAAAGAACTATCTCTATAGAAGAGGATTTACTGATAGAGACTTTCTAAAATATAACATAGGATACTGTACTTCAGGACCTTATGAAGGTAGAGTGATTATCCCTTCTTATAGTGAATCAAATCAACTTAACTTCTTTGTAGGAAGAACCTACGAAAATGCTTACCATAAATATAAAAATCCAGAGACATCAAAAGATATAATAGGCTTTGAAAACTTAATAAATTGGAATAAACCACTTATTATAGTTGAAGGTGTATTTGATGCAATCGCAGTAAAAAGGAATGCAGTACCTATTCTAGGAAAATCATTATCTAGATCATTACTAAAGAAACTAGTCGATAGTAGGGTTGAAGATATCTACATAGCTTTAGATAAAGATGCTTTTAAAAGAGCATTAGAATACACAGAACAATTTTTAAACATGGGTAAGCATGTATATCTAGTCGATATGCATGATAAAGATCCAAGCGAGATGGGGTTTGAGAACTTCACTCGATACGTACAACAAGCAGAGGAAATGGACTTCGGGAAACTCCTTCGCTATAAACTATCCTAATATGATTAGTAAAGGAACAAACATCCTAACAGAAAACGCAAAAAAGAGATTAACTTTTAATCCAGAACTAAAAAGAATTGACTTTGCAGATCGTAGAGTATATCAAAGATCGGAAGGAGTTTACTACCCTTCGGTAACAACCGTACTATCCTATATGCCAAAGAACAAATTCTTTGAATCATGGTTAAAGGATGTAGGTCATAATGCAGATATCATTATGAGAAAAGCTGGAGATGAAGGAACTCAAACACATAATGCAATCGAAGAACTACTAGCAGGTAAGGAATTAACCTGGATGGATGACTTTGGAAATGCGAAATACAACGAATTAGTCTGGGGAATGATACTTAAGTTTGTTGATTTCTGGGAACAGGCTAAGCCTAAATTACTCTACACAGAAGAGTTTACTTATTCAGATACATATAAGTATGCAGGAACGACTGATATCGTTGCAGAGATAAACGGAGAAGTATGGCTAATTGACTTTAAAACGTCTAACTCATTACATAAGACAATGGATATGCAATTGGCTGCTTATGTTAAAGCGATTGAGGAGACAAAAGACATCAAAATAGATAGAACAGGTATATTATGGTTCAAATCAGCTAAAAGAGGTCCAAGTAAAAAAGAAGGTGAATTTCAAGGTAAAGGATGGGAACTAAAGGATGTAGGTGAGATAGATTATAACTTTGATCTATTTCAAACAATCTATAAGCTATATAGATTAGAACATCCAGAAACAAAACCAATCTATAGTTCCTATCCAACAACAGTTTCGATAACAGTATAGATTACTATTTATAAATAAAATTAAATGAAAAATTTAGATAAAAATATGTTAGCTGCGGTTAATGATGTACTAAAAGATGTCTTCAGTACACAAAACCTAAAAAAACTTAAAGCTGATATTAAAGAAGGATCTTCAGGAACACCCATAGCAGCTCTATCAACACTGACTTCAAAAGATAGAACTAAACTGGAGCATCTTTTTTATAAAATAAGAGATAGTATCGATCCAAAGGAATTTGGAATGGAATTTCTACAAAATAAAATAGAGATCTTCCTAAATAGAGGCGTTTACGATGGATCGGACTATACTCCGAATCAACAACCAATTAGAGAAGGAGTTTCTCATGGAGATAGTTTTGATTATACCCCCTATGTTAACTCCCTGTTTAGTTATATGGTAGGTAGAGGATTAGATATACAACCGTTACCTAAAGTTAGTATAGTTAACGATCCTGAACAAGCTACGGGTATTTTCTGTAAAACAGCTCATTATCAACCAGGTAATCATGAAGTAGTTCTGTATGTAGCAGGTAGACATCCTAAAGATATACTACGTTCACTATCTCACGAAATGATTCACCATATGCAAAATCTGCAAGGATTACTTGGAAATGGTACAGTTACTACAACAAATACAAACGAAGATAGTAATCTTCAAAAACTAGAGGATCAAGCATACCTGTTGGGTAATAGGTACTTTAGAAACTGGGAAGATCAAGAAAAAAATAAATAGTGAAGAAAGAAGAGGTAAGAAGCTTAGCTAGTACATATTTAGAAAGGATATCTAAATACTATGGACTTAGTTCATTTCAAGCTGCATTACCTTATTTATCTCTAGAAACTAATACATACGGTAATCGTAAAGATAAGTCTATCGTAGCAGAATACTGTTCAACATTAAATGAAATTCAGATATACTATAGGAATATAGTATCAGTAGAACAGTTAGTGAAGACATTAGTACATGAGTATCAACACTACTTACAGTCCCCGTCTTGGATGAAAAGATACTACAAAATGGGACATACTTACGATACTCACCCATATGAAATAAAAGCATACAAAGAAGAAGAAAATTGGATTAAATTTAATTAGTTATGAGAAATAGTTTATCAGATTTATTATTAGAGGAATCAGACTTCATTCCAAAGTATCAAATATACTGCGATATGGATGGAGTCCTAACAAACTTCCACGACAGGTTTATCTCTCTACTCAGAGAAGAAGGACCAAAGTATTATTCAAAAGCAGTTATTACACAGGTAACAAAACCAAAACACTTTCAAAGACTAGAAGGAGAAGAGGAATTTTGGAAATTCATCGATCAGTATATAGGATTAGAATTTTGGTCAGAAATGGAATGGATGCCACAAGGTCACCTATTATGGGATTTTATAGCACCTTATAAACCAAAATTGCTAACATCCCCTTCTAGAAACGATACATCTAGATTAGGTAAAAGGCTATGGGTAAAAGAAAACATAGTTCCTGCACCTGAAGTACTGTTTAGATTTGGAGATGCTAAGGCGGATTTTGCAAATGAAAATAGTATACTTATTGATGATAAACCCTCTAACCTAGAAGCATTTGCTTCTAAAGGAGGAATTGCAATAGAGTGCAAAAAAGGAGATTCAATCTCAGTAATAAACATACTAAAACAAGATTACGGTTATGGCAGATAACTTACTTAAGAAGGAGTTTAAATCAAGAGACGTAAACAGAGCTAGAAACCTAGTTAACAAGGATTTTGCAGCAAAGACGTTATCGGGAACTGGATACTCTAAGGCATATACTGCTTATGAAGAGGGAGATATTTGGGAGGAAAACGGAAGAACCTGGACTATCAAAGATGGTTTAAGACAAAACGTAACCAAACTAGATGAGGCTAAGAAGGCATTACAAGTTCCCTTAGCTTGTCCTAAATGTAAAGGATCAATGAATTATTATCTTAGTCAAAAGATGTATAAGATTCATAAGATGTGTTACGATTGCGTTATAGATTATGAAGGAAAGCTTAGAATAGCTGGTCTTTATGATCAGTATGAAAAGTCTATGATACGAGGAGGAATATCAGCTTTCGCTAAAGATATAGAAGACTGGGTAATGGATAGCATAGAACAGAACGATACTTTTGTTACCGAACAAGGAGACATTGAAAGCTGGAAGAATAATGATTTAGACTATAAGAAAAAAGCTGTAGAGAGTCTACAGGACTATCTTATGCATATAAAGAAGCATCTAGACACTTAATATATTTTTGTACATATTTATTATTATATTAATAAAACATGGCAAAAGTAAAATCCGCTCCATCTACAACTAAGGTAGATAAGCCTAAAGTATCTAGACCAGGAGTTCATGCAAAATGTAAGACTTCTAAACTTAAGTCTTCTAAAAACTATGAGAAGCTTTATAAAGGACAGGGATAATATGATTACACTTACTGAGTTAATAAAAGAGATGGTATTGCAAGAAGAGCTGGTTCAGTCCGATGCTTGGAAAGCAATACAGAAAACTGTAGAAACTCTTAAGAGAAAGAAGAAAGTACTGCTACTAAGCTGTTCTAATAGATATCAGATAGAGAATACTTCTGTAGATACTCCAAAATCAAAACTAATTGCAATGTATATTCAAAGTCAATTAGGAGATAACTCAGTACTTATAGATATTCCAGAACTTAATATAGTACCCTGTGAAGGAAACGTATCAAGAAAAGATGGAAATAGCTGTGGAGTACTGAAAGCAGCACTTAAAGATATAACTAAGAATCCATCAGGTAATCATAGATGCTGGGCAAGTTACAATAATCCGGAGGATGAATTGTGGAAAGTATCAAAAGAATTATTTGAATCAGATGCAGTAATATTCCTTAGTTCAATAAGGTGGGGACAGACTAATATGTACTATCAAAAATTAATTGAAAGACTAACTTGGATTGAAAATAGACATACAACACTAGGAGAGTCAAACCTCATAGAAGGTGTTGAATCCGGGTTTATATGTGTGGGACAAAATTGGAACGGAGACGTTGTTAGTGAAACGCAAAAGGAAGTTCATAAGTTTTACGGATTTACACCAAATAACGACTTATACTGGAATTGGCAGTACACTAAAGACGTAAATGATGAAACTCAGCAGTCTTATCAGAAATCACATAAAAAGTTCATACTAGATACTCACATATCAGAAGATATTAAATAAAAATCAGACATACTATATAATGGCAATAAAACTAAGTAATACAGAAGCAAAAGTAAAGCTTGTTAAAGTAAATCTAGCAGCAAAGCATCTAACAGAGAGTAAACTACCTTTAGATATTAAACGCAAAAAACTTACTCAATTAAAGGAAGCGAAAGCCAACTTAAATAGTATGCTTACAGAAGCATCTAAAGAATATACATCACAAGAGTCTGAAGCAGTAGGACTTGAGTTACTTAAGACATTAGAGAAAGCAATTAGAGGTACTAAAGGCGAACTTGCAAGTAAACCAGAGGTAACTGGACATGAAAATGGATTTACTATACATACTGAATACGGTCATGATAAGGGATTTGACGATTTCAAATTTAAACTAAATCCAGATGATAGTAAAATCTACTTAAAATCAGGTAGAGAAGAGAAAGAAGTTGCTCCTTTTGAAGTAACAGAAGCAAATCAGGTTAATATAAATGCATCAGTTGACTTAGACAAGGTACTAAGAGATTTACTTACTAAGTATACCTCAGAACCTACCGACCAGGATTACGATGCACAAGCAGAAATGGAACCACCACATGATGAATCTCAGATAAATAAGTTCATAGCTGAAAGAAAATTGGCACTTAGAGAATCTCTAGGAAAGAATGCATCAGTTGGAGCTTATGTTAAGGATTTTGAAAAATCAAAAGCTCCTCAATTTAAAGGTAAATCAAAAGCTAAAAGAGCTCAAATGGGAGTTGCAGCAGCACTTCAAGCACAAAAAGGAACAATGAAAGAAGACATAGTAGATTATGTAGGTGAACCAGACAATGAACCTCATATGCTAAAAGCAGACGTTTATAAAATACTGAAAGCAGGGTCTGAATTATATAAAATGTTAGAAGCTATTGAGCAACAAGGAAATGCAGACTTTCCACAATGGATTCAAGCTAAGATTATTGAAGCAACAGATAAGATTTTATGTGCTAAGGAGTATCTAGAATTTGAAATGGAAGAACCAGCAATTGATGCAGCAGTTAATACGTTAGGAGAAGAGTCTGAAATAGGTCAAGTAGATACTAAAACTCTTAAAAATGTAAAACTTAAAAACGGTAAGACTTACGCAAACGTTAGATTTCATCTCCCAAACGATCCTAAATCTTTCGTAACTACTGATGGAGGTTACATGATAAATCAAGATATTCAAAGCGTTGTAGATGCAGATCAAGAACTTAAAGAAATAGCATTCGATATAGCAGGGCTGGGTACATATAGAAGCACTAAACAAGATGCAGATACTATTACAGGAGTCGATAACGCAGGTACAGTAAAAACATTCTCTAAAAGAAAAATAGAACAAGACAA